GAAAAATGTTAAATGTTCTATGAAGCATCGTAAAGCTAAAGTAAAAATTCCAAAATATGCTCATGGCCCCCATTTTAAAGAAAGGGTTCTTATGAAGTTTTTAAGTATTCTTAATTTATTAGTTCTTTATGTGCGAAGACTTAAAAATGTATTTCGCGATAATCGTTTGGTTAGTCAAATGAAACAAACTAATGAAAAGGATTCTGGAAAGCATGAAAAGTAAGTTCAAGGGGCAAAATAGGGATACTGTTGGTTCACTTGCACTTAAAATGCAAGAAGAAGAATTGTTAAATCCTTCACAGCATAGCGTTATCGATCAAGCTCGCGAGCAAACAAAAGATTTCGACAAAAATATACATCTCTGTATAAAAGAAAATAAGAACAAGCTAGAATTTAAAAACAAAGATTTTTATATTGTTGTACTTGTTAAAAAAGAAAAGCTTATGCAGAATGTTAATCGTGCTATGTTTTATGCTCGTCAAACATGTCCTACTCCACAATACGATCAAATATTATATAAATTCTATAAAGACGGGCGAATAGATTTCCTATGGGTTGTTCCTACTAGGGATATAGCACGATTCATGATTAATAATAAAGCATTAGTACATCCAGAAGAATATAAACTTTTACAGTACGTTATAGATTATTATGCTGGTAAACTATTAGCTAAAGCAAAAGCATTAAATGGTGAAAAGAAGAATTCAAGTTTTTTAGAGCATTAAAAGGAAGATATGGCAAAAAAAATATGGGATAATGTTCCCGAAGAACCAACCACAACTATAGATCCATCAGCTTCAAACATGTTAGATGTTACTCTTGGTAGCGCTCCCCAACCAGTAGTGGCCACCGAAGAAGTTATAGCACCTAAAGTTGAAGAAGTTGTTTCTGAAGAAGTGGTTGAAGAAGAACAAGAAGTTGCAGAAGTAGTAGATGATACTGATAGACAAAGCAGAAACTTTAAAGAAATGCGTATTGATAGAGCTAGACTAGAACGCGAGCTCGCAGAAACACGTGCTCAATTAGCACAACGTCAGCAGCCAGCTGCTCAACAGCCAGCTGCTCAACAGCCAGCTAATCAGCAAGATTCTGATAACAATACGTATGAAGATGATGATCTTATTGAGGGCAAACAGCTTAAGCGAGAAGTTGCTGCTATTAGAAAACAATTACAACAAGCAGAATACGCTCGCAAGATACAAAATGATGAAGCACGATTAAATTCTAGATATAGTGATTTTGGCAGTGTTGTTAATGCTGATACTATTGCTGTTTTGCGTGATGAAGATCCTGACTTTGCGGAATCTGTTGCAATGTCTAGCGCATCACTTTATTCACGTGGTGCTTCTACATATAAGAGAATAAAAGAGCTAGGGCTTTATGTAGAGCCATCAGTTAAGGTAGATATAAAGCGTACACAAAAAAATATTGCTAAGCCACGTTCGGTTAATTCGATTGCGCCACAACATGGTGATAGTCCATTATCTCAAGCAAATCTTTTTGCAAATGGCTTAACAGAAGATGTTAAAGAAATATTGCGACAAAAAGTTGCTGCAGCAAAATCTAAATACTAGAAATTCTATCCTGGTTGTAGCTCGGTAGTGATTTAGTACTGACTAACTATCGAGTTATAACTTATCTAAAATCTTTGCATTTATACTATATGAATATGTATACTTAAATCGGCCGTACGGAATTCGCCAATCCAAATCTGACTGAAGTGGGATTCGTCAACCCAGACTGATTAGAGACTCGTCAACTCATTGAGTTGTTGTTACATCATTTATTTGATGTGATTTTTGTTGTTTTTATATCATATGGGAAAACATATGGCAATCGTAACAACGAGTACTTTATCTGCTCCAGTCCAACAATCATTTGATGGAAGACTGCTTAGCATTAAAGCACCCAATCTAATTCATACAGTTGCTGCTTCTTCAAGAACTATGCCTGCAAACGCTGGGAAAACCCTCAGAATGCGTCGCATGGATAAATTAGCAACAGCAACCGTTCCTCTCGGAAATACGGGGGATACACCTCCAAGTTCACCTTTATCTGCAATGGACATAGATGCAACTATTGGCTTCTATGGTGCATATATTCAAATTAACGAACAAGTAACATTGCAATCAGAAGACCCTGTCTTGAACTCAGCAGTGGAATTGCTTGGAATTTGTATGCGTGAAACTGAAGATGAACTAACTCGTGAAATGTTAAATTCAACTGCGACTGTAATTAATTGTGTTGGTGGTGTCAACGGTGATTCTCCAACAGAAATTACAAAATCTGATGTTGATGTAATTGTAAGCAGTTTGCTTATGGCAGATGCTTATACTATTACTGAAGGCATTCAAGGTGAAAATCGCTTTGGAACAGCTCCAATTCGTGACGCATACATAGCAATGGCACATTCAAAAATGTCGTCAGAGCTAGAAGGCGTAGATGACTTTCTTCACAAAAATCAATATCCATCTGGCATGAACGGTCTCCCTTCTGAATGGGGCGCAATTGGTAACATAAGATTCTTATTATCATCTAAAGGTTCTGTAACTGAAGCTGCTTCTATAAACGGAGAAGATGTTTATAATACCTTTATTTGTGGTAGAGAAGCTTATGCAGTTGTTGATCAAGCAGAATACACTTCACAATTTATTTACTTACCTCCTTCAATTGCTGGTGGCCCATTAGCACAAAATGCTACAGCTGGATTTAAAATGGCTACTGCACAAGCAATTTTGAATGATGAATGGGTATTAAAACTTGAAGCGACACTATCGTAAGGAATAATTATGGACGGAACAAGAATTCAACAAGGTGAATTTACATCTACTGGGATTGATATGATCATCCCATTAAGATGTGATGTTGACTGGGTTGAAGTAAGAAATCTGACTAATATTGCTGCATCTACACAATGGGCTGCAACAGAGTGGTATTGGCAGCGTGAAATGACTGCTGACGATGCAGTTCTGAAGTTTCATTCAACAGCATCTCAAATTGATTCAAGTTCAACATCAGCTATTGGTTTTAACGGAGTAACCTATAGAGGGATTTCTCTTATAGATTCTTCTGATAAAACACCTGGTGCTGCAGTTGCAATTACAGCTGGAACAAACGCAACACAACCTGTTTACAGCACAGCTGCAACAGGAAGATTAGTAGCTGGAAGTATTGTAAGAATACAAAATACAGATCAATCTAATCTTGGTGGTTTGGATTTCACTGTTGATGCAGTTACTGTTGATACAGAATTTAGACTTGCAAACACACTAGCAACAGCTCCTGGAATTGTTGCCGGAGCAGCTGGTACATGGAGACTTATTGCTCCAAGTGCAGCAGTTTATGACATGTTTAAACCAAGAAATCGTGTAATTGCAAACATAACAGCTGCATCTCCTGCTGTTGTTACTACATTAGTTGATCATCAATATACAACTGGCCAAAAAGTAAGAATGAGTGTTCCTACTGGATGCGGCATGGTTGAAATGAATGAACAATTAGTAACAGTAACATATCTAACAGCTTCGACTTTCTCTGTAGCTATTGATGCATCTGCTTTTACAGCTTTTGCGTTCCCACTTCCTGCAGCAATTCCTTTCTCACCGGCTCTTGTAACACCGGTTGGGATTGATACTGCTAGTAACACATCACTTGAAACTGCTTTTGAAAATGCTGGATTTATCGGCATGATTCTTGGCACTTCAGGTACTGCTGCTATTGCGCTTGGAAGTCCAGGCGGAACTACTGGCGATGTAATAAAGTGGCGTGCGGGCAAGTCATTTGCGACTGACGTACCTACTCTTTAGTATTATTTAGAGAGGGAGATTAAACCCTTCCTCTCTTTCTTAAAAGGATGAATATGATAGAAAAAACAAATATAAATAAAAAAGCTAAACCAAACCTTAAGTTTTTACGTGATAAAGATCGCCAAAAAGTAACTGGCATTTTTGATTACAAAGAACGACCAGGTCAAACTTTAAAGTTCAGGCTACGAATCTGGAAAGAAGATCCAGTCGAATTTTGGGAATTTGTAGATGGTCAAACATATACAATACCATTAGGTGTTGCTAAACATTTAAACAAAAATGGTATAAAAACTGCTCATAAATTTGTTGCAGATAGAAGTGGTTTACCTCGAACAAAAGTAAGTAAAAAAATAAGACGTTTTGGTTTCCAAAGTTTAGAGTTTATGGATCCAGCTGATTTTTCAACTGCAGACAGTGATCTTATTACTATCGAAAACGTTATAATTTAAGGTGTAAGCCTGCGTATAAATAGGAGTTCATATGGCAAGTCCCGATGCATCGCTTTCAAAATTAGAATCAATTAGAACTAAAATACGCAGGCTTACGCGTAGTCCTTCGTCTGCGCAAATAACTAATGCACAAATAGATGATTATATAAATACGTTTGTGCTTTATGATTTCCCTGAATATATACAAAATACGACTTTAACATTTTATACATCAGCTAATGTTGATACGTATAAAACAAACACAGTAAATGAAGATAATCCATTATATAATTTTAAGAATATTTATAATGAAATTTATTCGCCAATTTATGTTAATGGTACAAAATCATATCTAACGCTAAGTCGTAATGAATTTTATGATATGTATCCACAGACGCGATTTGCAGAGATTATTGCAACTGGAAATGCAGTATTAACTAATTTTACTGGAACATTAAATCATTCTCCAGTCTTACAAGGTTCTGTTTCTATTGATGCAATTTATGATTCTACGTCAGATCAAATGAATTTTCATGACATTCCTACTGAAAATGCAACAAGTGGTTTAATTGGACGAACTGGAAATCTTTATCTTCTTAATAATGATACAACTTCATACGGAACAATTAATTATGTTACCGGTGTGTATGATATTACATTTCCTAATGCACCAGATACGGCAACAAATATAAATGCACAATATTATTCATATCAAGCTGGAAAACCAACCACTATATTTTTTGATAACAAGCAATTTGTTTTGCGACCTGTTCCAGACAAAGTATATAAAATAGATCTCAGTGTACTTAAACGTCCAACTGCATTATTAACAGCTACGCAAACTCCTGATCTTTCACAATGGTGGCAGTATATCGCTTATGGTGCAGCTAAGAAAATATTTGAAGATCGTATGGACATGGACAGTGTACAAGCAATATTTCCAGAGTTCGAAAAACAACGTCTTAATGTTATTGAAAGAAAAATATTAAAGAATTCAGCCAAGAGAGCAGCAACTATATATCGTAGTGGCGGCAACTTATTATAAAGGAAATAAAGTAATGGCGTATAAACCAGGAATTCCACTTTCGACCGATATACCATCTCAAAGTCAAGGCGATATATCTACTAATTTTGCAGGTTTAAAGACATTTATTGAAATAGATCATGTTGCAATTGATGATGTCAAACAAGGTAAACATAATAAGGTAACGTTGCCAATATTGGCAACAGCGGATCAACCAACTACCGGTGCTAGTGAAGTAGGAATTTTTTCACGTACCTCTACAGAAACTGCTAACAAAGAATTAGTATTTTTACCAGAATCTACTGCACCTGCTGATGGAATTGAATTTACTGCAGCTCTTAAAAATGTAAATGGATGGACAAGATTACCTTCCGGTATTTTATTAAAATGGGGAACTTCAGGCGTACTTGCAATAAATGCTGGTTCTTTTTCTTTTCCTGTTGCTGGAACTGTTCCTGTATTTGCAAATGTCTATTCTGGCCAACTTACAGTTGCTCAGACCGGAAGAGATAAAACTGTAGCAATTTCAGCTCTTTCAACTACTACTGTTACTACTTGGAATTCAAGTAGTTCTACAACTAGAGTACGTTATTTAGTAATTGGTGATTAAAAGGAGAGATATGGCAAGTTCATTTGATAAGTTTGTAATAGCTCCGCTTAATAGTGGTCTTACTGCAGACGCAAAACCGTGGCTTATTCCAGATGATGCATTTGAACGTTTAAACAACGCCTATGTCTTTCGTGGAATAGTAAAAAAACGTTTTGGAAGTAGATATACTGGTCATAATCCTCTTTCTGCTACTACAAAACAACTTAATTCACGTTTAAGGATTGCTTTATCTGGTATTATTACAGATGGAGCCGGAAAAGCTAATGGAAATGTTAGCACTGATGGTGGTGGAATTAAGTGGGAAATAGGCCAAATCTTTTCTATAGGAACTGAAATATTTACAGTTGTTGAAGCTGGTGTTGATAAAACAATGCTTACAAGTGGTTCTGCAACAGTAATGAAATTTGACACTACAGATGGTGATTATGCATTCGAAGATGCGCCAGCTACTAAGCAAGTTTACTTTTATCCAACACAACCAGTTATGGGTTTAGAACAATATAGAGGAACTGAAAAGGCAGTTGCATTTGATACACAATTTGTATATCAATACAGTGGATCAGCATGGGAAAAACTTGGGCCAACTGTCGCATGGAAAGGTGATAATACTAAGTTTTTTAATGCAGCTAACTGGCGGAATTTAGCTCCATCAAAAGATTATTTATTTATTAGCAACTTTAACGCTACTATCGGTGCTCCTGGTGCAAATGATGATCCAATAAAGCACTATGATGAAACAACATGGGTTGATTTTACTCCGCTTACAATCGTAGGTGGTAATAAAGTCATGACTGCAAAGTTAATCATTCCATTTAAGGATAGATTGGTATTATTAAATACAATTGAACAAAATGGTGGTGTTAATTATGCGCATAAAAATCGTTGTCGTTTTGCTAGAAACGGTAGCCCTATGGATTCTAATATTTCATGGTTAGAGCAAAACCAAGTTGGTTCAAAAGGTGGTGGTTGGATAGATGCTACGACAGATGAAGCAATTATTAGTGCCGAATTTATTAAAGATAGATTAATTGTTTATTTTGAGCGAAGTACATGGGAGCTAGCTCATACAGGAAACCAAGCGCAACCATTTTTATGGCAACAGTTAAATACCGAACTTGGTTCTCAAGCAATGAATTCAACAGTTTCCTTTGATAAGGTAGTCCTTACTATTGGTGAGCGTGGTATTCAAGCATGTAATGGAGCCAATGTTCAACGAGTTGATGAAAAGATTCCCGACGAAGTCTTTCAGATAAGAACAACAGATAATTCATCTGATCGAATAGCTGGGATAAGAGATTTTAGATCCGAGATGGTTTATTGGGCTTTTCCAACAATTGAAGCAAATACTTTATCGTCTACTTATCCAAATAAAGTTTTAGTTTATAACTATAAAAATGGATCATGGGCTATGAATGATGACACGTTTACAGCTTTTGGCTATTTTCAACAACCCGAAGGTAAAACTTGGGCAGATCTTAACGATTTTACATGGGCTGAATGGAATACTCCATGGGATTCTGGAACGACACAATCTGCATATAAACAAATTATTGCTGGCAATCAGCATGGTTTTATTGTAATTATTGATTCAGATCTTTCATATAATGCTTCATCGTTACAAATAACAAACATTTCGTATGACGAAGCAACTGAGATTCCTACATTAACAATTAATGATCACACATTAGAAGATGGTGATTTTATTAAACTTAAAAATGTTACTGTTAATGTTAAAACTGCTGGCGGAGTTGCAGTAGAAACGGTTTTACTTAGTGAAATCTATAAGATTTCTGTGATTACATCAGATACAATTACAATTAAAATTGAAAAAGATACATTCCAAAATGATTCAACATATAAATATAATTATATTGGTGGTGGAACAGCAGAACGCGTATCAAAAATAGATATTCTTTCAAAACAATGGAACTTTTATTTAAAAGAAGCACGAGCAATTTACTTGGCTCATATTGATTTTATTGTAAACCGAACTCCATCTGGTGAATTAACAATTGATTATTATCCATCTTCATCAAATATTGCAATGATTGATGCTGCAAAAGTATCTAATTCACAATTAGGTGATAATAAATTAGAAACACATGTATATGATACAACAGATCTTTTCGAAGCATCATTAGATAGATTGAATCATAGAGTGTATTTTCAAGGTGAAGGTACATCAGTACAAATTAGAATATATTCAACTGATGAACAGATGTTAGATTCAGCAAAAGTGTTATGTGATTTTGAATTAGAAGGCATGATTGTATCTGCAACTAAGACTGGTGGCTATGAATAATTTAAAGAAAGGTGCTATATGATAGTTAATTTAAGCATAATTATTAAGATCGCTGTCTTAATAGTAGCTGCAGCAGTTGGTTATGGCATACAACATATTACTCATAAAGCAGATACACCTATTGAACAATTTGCTGAAAGTGTAATTAAGCAACAAACAGGTTTGGATGTAGATTTTTCTGCCGAAGAAGTTCCACTCAGCACAGAAGATAAAAAATAAGGATAGTTATGTCATCTAATAGCTCTGGAGCATTTGTACCAACGACAAACGTCTGGGATGTAGATGAAATTTATTCTACTGACGTTACAAGTGAAGAATTTAAAGAATTACTTGTTCGCTTAAATAGAAATTTAAACACCATGTCAATTGCGATTAATGTTCGTGATGCTGGTATTTATGACACTATCGAATTTATTTGTGGCAAGGTTTATTTTCCAGATCCTAGTTTGACATCTGCTAGTTCAACAACACCTACTCAACGACCTGTATATAGAAAAGTATTTAATTTTGGAGCTCTTCCAAATACAGCAAGTAAGAATCTTGCGCATGGCATAACCGTTACTGATACATTAATTTTTACAGATATTTTTGGCACAGCTAAACGACAAACTCCATTTAGTTCAATTAAATTGCCTTGCCCAGGATCAACAGTTGCGGGAGAAGTTCAATTAGAAGTAGTTGGAGAAAATATTTGTGTAACAACAGCGGGTAATTATAGTGCTTGGGCAACTACATACATAACATTGGAATATTTAAAATAGAGGAATAATTATGGCCATGGATAAGAGTCAACTGTTTAAAATGCTTGGATCTGCTGGAGTTGGATCATTGCTTGGAGGAATAGGAAACCAGTTTGCCAATAGACAACAATCACAACCAAATCAACAACAAGTTAATCAACTTGGTTATCAACCACAAGGTTATCAACCACAAGGTGGCCAGCCACAAGCAGGTCAACAAAGTGATGGATTCATGCAAAGCTTACTTTTTGGAAAACAAGGACAACAAACTCAGCAATCTACTGTTACACCAGAACAAAAACAAATTTTAGACATGATGCTTCAACAAGGTGGTCAAAATACTGACTTTAGAAATATTGAACAACAAGCAAGAACAGGATTTGAGCAACAAACTATTCCTTCGTTAGCAGAACGCTTTACTTCAATGGGTGGTGGACAATCATCAAGTGCATTTACAAACGCTCTGGGTCAAGCTGGAGCTGGACTTGAAGGTCAACTTGCTGGATTAAAGTCTCAATATGGTATGCAACAATTAGGTATTGGCATGCAGCCACAATTTCAACCGCAATATATGCAAGGTCAGCCTGGTATGGCACAGGGTTTAACGCAAGCAATCTCACAATTGTTACCTCTTTTAATGTTTTTATAAGGTATAACCATGGCACAAATGACAAAAAACTATCCAATTATAAATGATCCATATGCAAGTCTTGGTGGAGGCTTTGGAGCTTCTTTTTCGCAGGGACTTAATCAATCACTACAGCAATTAGTTGGTCAAAAAGTTCAACAAATGGTTGAGAGTAAAAAAACCAAAGAATATTCTGGCGCATTAAAGAAGGCAGCTTTGCCTGAATGGATTTCACGCATGCCAGAAGCAGATAGAAAAATATACTTAGAAAGTGTGCTTAAAACCAATTGGGGAAGACTTACTCCAGAACAACGACAAGAAATTGAAGATGCGAAAAACGCACCATCAACAGGATCAATTGAAAGTTTGCTTACTGGACAACCTGAACAAGGACCAGTAATTGAATCACAAATTACTCCTCAACAAGCAATGGGCCAACAAGGTCAAGCGCAAGATCCAAGGCAATTATATTCAAATCTGCTTCAAAGTTTAAGTCCACAAGGAGCAGCAGAAAGTACAATGCAAGGATTTACAATGCCAGGCCAAGAAAGTCCACAGGGACAACAAGCATCATTAATGAATACATTGCAACAAATGGTGCCTCAACAACAACAACCTCAACAACAACAACAACAACAACAACAACCAATGACTCAAATGCCAGCTCCTCAAACTATGACTCCTCAAGCCATGGCTTCTCAAGATGCTGGACCAATTTACGTACCATCGGTACTTGAAACAACTACAAAAGGAAAACCTGTTTCAAATGCAAAGCAAGCCAAACAATTGGTTACTCAAGCACAAGCTAAGAATACTTATGAAGATTTATATTCCAGACTTCCTCAAGACGAACAAAATAAAATTGATATGGAAAAAGCAAAGCTTTCTTTAGGTATATCTAACCTTGATTTTAAGAAAAGAGATTCGGCAAATGTTGCTACATCAAAATATTATAATGAAACTTCAAGAGCTGGAGAAGCAGCTGATCAAATGAATGCTCAAATAGAAGCATTTAAATCAATTGAAGCACGTGGAAATTTACCACCTGCATCAAAAGCTGCAATTATGGATTCTATAACTAAGCATGGATTTAATGCAAATTACTTTTTAGGCCCAGACGCTGAACAAGCAAATAAAATTGTTGCTGGATGGATGAGTGGTGTTGCAAATCTTGGATTAGGCGCAAAAATAACTGATAAAATGATTGAATTATACATGAAGGGTCTTCCTAATTTGCTACAAACGCGAAAAGGTAGAGCAACTGTCATGAGAGATTTGCAATTAATGACACAGCTTAAGAGAAATAAATCTGAAGCTATGGAAAATATCATTAAAGAATATGATCCAGAAGGAAATCGTCCATTAAATTTACCATCTCGTGTTCATGATCGAGTAAAAGAATCTTCAAATGCAATTCTTAGACAATATGCAAAAGCAGAACCTGTTGGTGTTCCAAAACGTACTATTGGGCAAAAAGCAGATGACTTAAAATGGGATCTTGCTGCAAAAGGAATAGCAACTATTACCGGAGTATCTCCAGTACTAAAAGAAATTGCTAAAATATACAGTTGGAAAGTAATCTTAGGACGCTAATAATAGTTAACTAGCCAATCTCCTGGGGAGAGTTAGTGTGAAAATTAAGAGACATGCAAACTAGATTTTCATACTAGCTCTTCACAAAAATCAGATATTATCGTCAAATTGCCTTTCTCTAGCAATAACTCCAGTAATAATAATACTTATAAATCTAGTAACAGTCATGTTTCGCTTATGCGCCATCTTCTTAATTAAATTGATTTGATTTACATGAAGATCTACACCTAGACGACGTCTAGATTCTCGATAACTCTTTAGTTCAGTAGGTTTAGTTTTTGGGCCTTTTAACAATGAAATAAATAGATGCTTAATATTTGTACATGATCTATTACAACATGTACTTCTAACAAAATGAAACTTTGGAATTTTTCCATATTCTGCAATCCATGCTGCTCTATTTGCACCCTGACTTTTTCCTCTTACGGATATTCTTGGAGTTCCATTACTACATGTTGCACCTATCCACCCATAACAATCATCTTCGTTTTCACCTTTAATGCGAAATGAATCAAGTCTTTCTAGTAAATCATCTTTACGTTGTTGTGTCATATTCATTAAGTAAAACCTTTTTTTAAAATAAATTTATTTGTACGTCCCGCCCATAATCCCATTACATCAATGTAATCTTTAGATTTAATGTAGCATTGATTATTGATCATGTCAACTCAGATATTTAGATATTAGTATATTTTGATTATTAATTGATAGATTAGTAAAGATATTATAACTCTATTAATTCTAAGGAGGACGCAATGGCGGTCTATAAGAGAAAAAAATTAAAATACGATATATTTAATCCTGGGCAAATGTCTGGAATATATCCAGCTCCTATTGTTTCAGATACTGTTTCTCCTGGAACAACAGATCATGCTGATATCGGAACAATTTGGGTTAACAAAAGTACAAATGATGCATTTATTCTTACCGATATTACAGCAAATGTAGCTAGTTGGCAGGATATTTCAGGCATCTCAGCTGGTGCACTCGATGGTCAATTATGGATTGGTGCAACTGGCGCAGCTGGAGGATGGGCTAATTTAACATCTACTGGTTTATCGGTAACAATTACTAACACAGCAAATGGAATTAATCTTGAAGCAGCTGGCGTTGCAGCACTTACAACTCTTGATGGTGATGCTGGTACAGCAACTCCACTTGCAGGTGTTATTATAGTTGCTGGTGGAACAAATATCACAACAGCTGGTGCTGCTGGTACATTAACAGTTAATCTTGACGCAAGCCCTTCTGTTGCTGGATCTCTTACAGCTGCCACAAGTGTTACAGCTGGCGTTGATCTTACAATGTCTACAGGTGATTGCACAATTACTGCGGACACAGATGGTGCTGAAACAATTTATCTTCATGCAAACGGCGGAGTATCTGAAACAATACATTTACATTCAGATCAAGGAACTGGAACAGACTCAATTGATATTACTTCCGATGTTGGTGGTATTACACTTGATTCTGGATTAGCAGCAGCTAATTCAATAATTATAGATGCATCTGATGTAGACGGTGGTATTGATGTTGATGCAGGTACAGGTGGAATAAATGTAACAGCAACAAATGGTGCTATTAATTTAGTTTGTGGTACTGGTGCTATTAATGTTGGTGCAGACGCAGCCGCCCATATTGTTACAGTGGGCTCTATTAACACAACCGCACAAACAATTATTCAATCTGGCCAGGGTGATGTTAACATCACATCTACAGATGAAATTACAGCCGATGCAGTTGGTGTACTTGAACTTAATTCATCCGGTGCTGCTATTGGAATTGGTAATGAT